TTCAAGGTTGTCAATAGACCGGGAGTTGCGTCGACCATAGTTTATCTCCTTAGAGGGTCTGACACTTGGTCAGTCCTGCTCCACTGTTGTTCTCCAAAGTCACTGCTTGTGCTTTTGGTGCTGCTGCTCCGTTAGTTGCGGCTATTAATTGACCGGGCGTTGCTGCCCCCATCATCATAGCTACTCCTGCGTTAACATTTCCACAGTTGATGTTTAGAATTACTCCAACACCAGTTACTACTGAGCAAATTGCGCCTGAGTCTGCATCTACTAAAGCTATACCTGCGTATGCAAATTGCTGACCATTTCCGTGGCCAGTATCTGCTAAACAGACTTTACCTGCATTATCAATGCTTACTGCCATACCTGCGGTAATATCCTCACATGCTTCGTATGGTAAAATACGAGCTGGAGCTCCACCGTCATTAATTAAAATTTCTGTTGCCATATTTAATCACCTTTTAAGTAGTAGTCTCTGTTCAATTTGATTTTTCCGTCAACTACTTTCATACCGAACTCTCTTTTGGTTTCTGGAACTTCACCTTCGTCAGCTGCTTTTCCTTTACCAAATGAACGTTCGACGTCGTTGCTTGGCTCTGGCATTGCTGCTAGAGCTTCGCTAAATCCAGTCAATCTGGATTCATCCCAAGCGGAAAGTTCTTCTACACGAGCATCCTTTTTGTCTTCTTCGATAGTTCCGAATAAAACTTCTTTGGATATAATTGCTTCTACGGTTTCAACTTTTCGTGCTTCTGCTTCTTTCTCTAATCTTTCTTCTTCTGCTGCTTTGAAAGTTTTTAATTCTTCCATTGCTGCTTTGAATTCAGATTCGATTTCTTTCTTTGAAGCTTCAGCTTCTTCAAGCTGTGAGCGTAGTGAAGCGAACTCGCGCTCGACAATGCTTTCTGCGTCGGATTTTACTGGGGTTTCTTTTGTCTCTTCTGACATATTTTCTACCTCTGTTTTTTCTGACTCACATCCACAATCCCCCTCTTGGCCACCACAACCACAGTCGTGGTCGTCTTCAGGTTCTTGGGAATCACACTTCGTTTCTATAGTACATTCTTTACAGACTGGGTCCATTTTTTCATTGTCAATGAAACTTACCTCTGTAGGACGAATATTAGTGGCATAATTGTCACCCATGACGTCAATATCGTTTGAGAACCAATCAATACTAACATGTGTCATGTCTCCTTCCTTAACTTTTTCCATTACTTCTTGACCACGGCCATATTTGTTAGATACTGTTGCCAGCATCTTAATAGCGGTCTTTCCATTATCCATCTCAATCAACTCAGGATTAGCAGCCATGCCGATTAAGTCCTCAGTTGTACGTTGATGGTCTACATATATCGGGAGTTCTGAAAATTTCCCTAAGGAATCTTTCAACATACCACCTTCAATATAAACTTGATGTTCTTCTCCTTCTTCTTCATATTCATGAAGACCGGATGTAATAGCGATTACTGGGAATGATACAGAGTCTATTCCCTCATCACTGGAAAATTTAATATTATCTTCTTCACCCATTGATAACGCAAATGTTCGGCGTTTAGGTTCTGTAGACTTACCCTCTGCAAATTCCCGCTCAACGCCATTCTCTTGCGCCCACATGCTACACATGCCAGCAGCAATCTCTTCAGGGTTATCAAAACCCCTTTTCTTCAGGTTAGCTTTAGTGCTTATCATACATTTTTCAAATGTCATTTTCTATCTCCTGTTGCGTTTGCGGAGGGCTTATTGCCCCTATTCTGTGCTCTAGAGGATTCTTCTTTCTTATCTTGATTCTTTCCTCCAGAGATGTTTGCATTCTTATCACTTTGTTCTTTCTTGATAGGAGATGCCTTTACGTCTTCAGAAGTTTCCATATCTAACTCGGTTACTCCTTCAGGGTCTAAACCTCTCTCTTCTCTAACTTCACCCGGTGATAGTACACCTTCAGAAAGATATATCATATCAGTCTTAGCTTTAGTGAATGCATCATCTGTATTAATTTGCCTAAACTTAAATTTAGCTTCACCTTTCTCTAATTGAGGCATAAGCTGGGAGTTAAGTGCTCCTTCAATCATAGTTTGTAAGTATCTTACATAGGGTTCAAAGATTGGACGTGCCTTTTCAGGGTCTGTCCACATTGTTCTTGGTGTTTTAAGAGCTAAATGTATCTTATCTAATATATCATCAGTATATTTTCCATATTCAAAAGCACGTTGTGTGCCTTGAAGCTCTTTAATCTGTATGTCGTTTCCGTGAATTATATCTTCGCCGGGTGCTAATGTATTAAAAGCATCTACAATTTCATTAATCTTATCAGGACCATATGGCATATCGGGTAAACCACATGATACATCAAATCTACTTGTAGCGTATTTATTTAATGCAGCACCTATATCTCTTTCAGCGTAATCTTTTAAATCCACTAGATAAAGTATTGGATGTATGTCTGAGAGTCCATACGCAAAATCATCAAATTGATTATTTTTCAACTCTATTATTTCAGATTCTTCAAAACGTATATTCTCTTCATCATCACCTATTTTTTGGTAATAGTATTCTACTTGACCGTGCTCATTCCTTTTAACATACATGTTTTGGCTTGAGCGTAAAACTAAATTGTCTCCAGTCCATTCTAAATATCCCGTACCAAATATACGAGCATTCCTTATCCATCCATATAATATATGTTCTATATTTATATCTCGGAACATTTCTTCCAACTCTTCCCTCACTTTATCGTCAGCTGTTACAATATCAAAATTATCTTTAACAGCGTATAAGCATGGTAAATCTATAAGACTTCTAACAATAGGGTCTGATAGGTAAACATTCATATAAGTTCTATTTTTACCTACGTGTGGTTCATAATCTTTACTTTGACCAAAACCACCGAATCCTTTGTTTATTTTAAGTCTTTGAATTACACCAGCACCGAAACTGCGTGGGTCATCTTTTTTAACCGTAGGATTGCTTCCAATACTAGCAAAACTACGTCTAACTCTATCTATAAACGACATGGCTATTTAATATTAACTCTGAAGGGTATATAAAGTTTTTGTTAGAATCCGCGCAATGTGTGCTTGTTTAATGAAACTTTGCGACGTGTTGTTGTAAAAAGTGGGCCAGTTGAGTGAGATTGTCTTGATAAACTGTTTTGTTTATTTATTGGTCGCGATATAACACTTTGTCCAAAATTTCCAGACATAGGAAGCATACTTAAGGTAGCATGTATTGCCATAGCTGAACTATCACAATAATCATCATGTCTACCTGAAGGAGCTGCTATTTTTTCTGTTTTATTAGCTACATCCATCGTATATTCTAAATCTATGTGCTCTTTAGTCCATTTATGTATCATTTTCGACTCATCTGCTAGTAAATGTTCAGGATTGGGTACCTTAACACGTCCTTGTTGTACATATGAGACAAAATCTCTATACATTTGAGTTTTAGTTCCTTTTGGTCCTCCAGTAAATATGAACGGTACAAAATGTACACCAGCATCTATGCATGCCATCCGTAAGTCTTGTTCAACCGCACCACCAATACCAGTACAATCAACAATAAGCCGAGATGCCCCCAACTTATTGGTAACATCCATGATACGTTGACGTTGGTATGGAATATCATGTCCACCAGTTCTGGCGTTGATTTCTTCAACGTATATAAGTCTAGCAATATTTTCTTCGTCAGATTTTTCAAGGGACCATGCACTAATGACAGTAGAATTAACAGATTTGCCAATGTCAACCCCAACATTAATGTTGCCTCCTCCCTTGATTCCATCCCCATCCAATCTAGTAAGTTCGTAATCATCATAACACCCTTTAATTTTTTCTGGATTAAAAACGTTCGCTACAGACTCTACAAACTCACATTCGTATTCTGTCCTCCAGTAGATAGAATCTTCCCCCCATTCCGTCATCTTATCTAACATTTCTTCTTCAGTATAAGGTGCTGAGTAAGCATCACCCTTTTTCACTGCATCTCGCCAAGTATAATGTAACCTTTTGAAAGTATCTGCGTAACCATCATCATATAAATACCTATACATGTGGTTATCTTTAGATTTTGGTGTCCCCAAATTAATAAAAGGCGCTTTATTCGCTACAATAGAAGGTTCTACATTGTCAATGAACAATTTATCGTCGATGAGTGGGGACTCATCAACAACTAGGAACGTAGGGTGTTGTCCTCGTATAGCTTGTCCTTGGTTACTAGGCGCTAATGGAGCCCTACGCATAATCGTGCCCCCCTTAAGTGTTATGTTGGGCTTATTATGAAATCTATAATTAGCTACTAATCCATTGAGAAATGAATTATCAGCAAAATGTCTATAAACGTAATTAAAAATTAATGAGGCTTGGTCCTCAGTTGGAGCTAAAATAAATATTAAATCTCTAAATCTATTAAAAAACATATAAATTGTAACCGCAACAGACAAAGCGAATGATTTCCCACTGCCTCGTGGAGCTAATATCGCTAATTTAGTCTGTTTATCGTCATTTCTTTCCATTAAACACTCAATTACTATATCTTCTTGCATAGGTCTGAGTTGTAATGGTCTTTGTTTACCATCAATTAAATAAGTAGTACAAAAGGCTCTTATAAGTTTTCGCATTTTTGCAGGGTCTTTTCTACATTTTTTGAATATATTCTCTAAAGACCTTGAATCAAGTCCACCTTTACCTGTCAGAAGGCTCTTTAGTCCCTTTTGTTCCGTCATCATCGGATAATTCTCCTAAGAAAGAAGCAAATGCTTCAGTATTTTTCTCTACAGTTGTTGGCACTTCAATATTTAACGCTCTGAATTCAGTATGTATGTCTTTAACGATTGTATTTCTTTGGCGCAAGAGCTCTGTTCTAGCGTTAACATCCCGAATACATACAAGAATTTCCTCCCAAAGTATGTCTTCAAGAGCAAGATTGCGCGCAAGAAGGCGGACAAGCTCTTTATGACGTTCATATTCAGCTTCTCCAACCCTCTGCCTTAATCTGTGCTCGTATTCCTCTACGTTCAAAGCTCTTTCCCTTCATCGAGGGCTGCTTTGACTTTAGATTTTACAAGACTTGCGAGCTCGTCATCTTTCTCATCCCAAGCTGTTATTAAAACATTTCGGACTAAAGAGTCTTTAACGTGCTTTTGTGCTGTTTCGTCTAGCTTTTCAAAAGCTTTCATCTGGGCTTTTGTTAGATTTTTATCTAGCATCTCCATTAACTCAGTTTCATTGTCTTTAATATATTTAAAAACTAATTCTTTAACTGCTGGTACAGTATAAGCGATATAAGCACCCATACCTAGTACTACAGCAACTAATGCCATAAGTAATGGTTCATCCATTATTGCATCTAACATTCCAGATTCTTCTACAGTATCTAAGATAGCTGAGATGTTACCATCGTCTGCTGTCTCATTTCCTGCTGTTTCATTGTTTGTATTATTCATATGTTGATATCTCCATATTTGGGGTACCCACAATGGCACTTGCGATAAGTAACCTGTGGAGCAATGGCCCTAGAGCGGGTGCCCATAAATATCTAGAAGGTCTACCTATATAAAGTTTACTTCTTACGTAACTTACCGTCTTTACCACGATAGGCTCGTTCACCCTTTTTTACCCTACGTTTCTTAGGTTTTTTACGGGGAACTCCGTTTTTATTCTTTTTGTAAGCCATTATTGAGTGTTTTTATCTGAATTTTTAACTCTTGGTGCGTCATCTGCAAAGTTGACATTAGGGGTTTGATTTTCGTAACCACCCATGTACATTTCTTCTGTGCTAGGTTTACTTGCTGGTATAGCTTCTCTGAAAGAAGTAATAGGCTTATGATAAGCCATTTCATCTATTTCAGCTTTAGTTGGTTTAGCAAAATCTAATTCCATGTCTGGGT